GGCTCTGACGACCCCAGATTTGTCTGGATTATGATCCGATTTGCTGGCGGAATGACGAGCATCACCAATCCACCCATCACTGGTAGTGCGGCGATCTGGATACCAGGTATCAATCTGATCTCTTAACTGCACTCCAGCTGAACATAGCCATGGTTTCATTTGCCACACTCTCTCAAAATTGTGCTACTGGCTATCCAGCAATTTGATTAGCAATTTCTTCAGATAAACCCAAAGCAAGTAAAGCATTTTTTGCATCTATCTTTTTTTGCAAAGTTTCATTTTTGCGATTGGCTGCATCTAAAATTGTTGCATTGTGTTCTGTTAATTCCTCTTTAGTCATTTCACGCACAATGACTTCATTTGTTTGACAATTAGTTATAGTTATTTGATTTTTCATTATTTTGCCAATCCGTAAATTGCTACTGTGCCGTTAATGTTTGAACCTGCTGAAATGCGAAATCCTGTAAATGTTTGCGGTGTATCAGATACGCCAGCAATTACCGAAACATCTGCGTTTGCACCATTAAAACTAGTTCCTCTAATAGAAGCCCTTTGAGATGAATCGCCAACTTGGTTTACGAATAAAGTTGTGGCTGATTGACCTGTAGTAACACCGCCTATATCTACTACTATTGTTAAACTGGCTGCGTTAACTGACCCCAGATTACCCCAGGTAGTGCTTCCTCTTGCCAAGACTCCACAAGTTCCATAATAACCGCTTGCTTGTGTGGTTGTGCCATAACGAAATTGAAATAATAAATCATCTGCACTAGTTACCGCAGCAACATCTTCAATAATTATCATGTAACTGTCATAAGTTGATGTAAATACTGAATCAAAAATTGCGCTGGTTGAACCTGAAAAAGATGTTCTACTAATAAGGGTTGAACCTGGTGTGGAGCTTGATTGTACAAAATCGTAAAATGTAGCAGCACCCGTGGCAGTGAAATATAAAATACCGCCTTCATTTTGTGCTAATGCTAATGAGCCAGCTGTAACTACTGTGGCTGTGCCAGCCGTAATAGTAGTAACTCCTGCGCCTCTATTTTGAATTGTTACAGCATCTCCAGCTGAAAATAATCCTGTGTTAACAGTTATTGTAGTTGCACCTGCTGCGTTCATGGCAACAACAGTTCCAGCATCTGCGGCTACTAAAACATAGTTTGCAGTTTTAGCTGTGGTATTACCACCGCCCATAGCAGTATCTTGTAATGAAGTCATCTGAGCAGCTGTTAAAACCTGCCCAGTGGTGAACGTCTGTTTTGCCATCTCTACTCCTTAGTAACTTAGGACATTATAGTCTAAAGTGCCATAAATGCTGTTGTTTAGGATAAAAGCATCTATAACTGGCTCTAGTGTCGTGAACGTGGTTTTCCAACTATTCGGGGTTATATTCATACGTACCCCAAAAATCTGTAAAGTTTTCTCTAAAAGTGATCCACCAGGCTGGGTAGTCTTAACTGTGATTGGATCGAAAAAATCTAAATCTAGAGCTGCTAATATACCTAAGTTGTAATTATCGGTGTATAGATCTAGGACTATAGCATCTACCCGTATAGAGGTTTCTTGCCTACTAGCCACATAAGCCTGGGCATAATCTAGTGCTACTGCATCTGATTGCATAAGTAGATTATCTAAAAAATAACTATGTAAAAAGTATTTATCTATTGATGCTTGATTTAAGGCAACTTGTGGAGATCCGCCTACCCTAGTTATTGTAGCTTTGTTAAATATCAAAACGTCATTAAGTGTCCAGGTAGCATCAAAGTAATCTATACCCGATCCGTCATCTGCAAAGACTGTAGGTGTGCCACCAATAGATCCAGCGGTTACAGCTCTATCTTGGAATACAAAGTTATTATCAGCACTTACATAAATAGCGCCATATTCGGATTCTGTTGCAATTTGTAAAGCTTGTAATGCTGTGCGGTTAGTACCTGGATCTGCCTGTAATGTAGTAAGACCTGGGTCAATATCTCGCTGTGATACTGGCCAATCAATTTCATCTAATATCTCATTTATACGAGTACCTGATAGATCGCCAGCAGTAGCGCCAGTTACTGTGCTTATCTGTGCTAATTGGGCTAATCTAAAAGCATCTACAGCTTGAATAGTAGTCATGGCTAAATCTGCTTCTGATTCATTTGGATAGGTTGTAACATAACTTGTAATAAAACCTGCAAATATAGGATAAGTAGTAGAACCATAGGTAGCAGTAATCTGCACCTTCTTCATAGGTGTTAATAAATTGTAGTAAGGCCCCGATACGTTTTGTGGGTTAAAATCGCCATTTTGATCTACTATACGTAAAGTAAGCGATCCTGTTTGAAATTGATCGCTAAGAGCAGTACGGCCTCGATTAGTTTCAATTCTATTTACTTGATTAGATACATCTACGATTACAGCTGTAGAATCTGCTAATACATTTGTATCTAAAATACCTGTATCTAATATCATAGCTTGGGCAAAACTAGGGCCAGTACTAAAGTTAATTACAGCATTTATTACAGGTACTGTCATTATGGCAACTGTCCAGCACCAGAAGTGCTATAGCCGTTTCTGGTTGCCTGTTGAATACTCTCGGCTATTGCTTGGCTCATTTTATCGCCAGAAGCGTCTATCCTTAAAGTAATTGCATCTGCCTGCGCTTGATACCTTGCAGACATGTGGGCTAATGAAATGGCCTCTTGTGCAGGTAATCCGTATTGAGTATTTAATTCTGGCGCAAGTTGTCTAATTAAAATGTCGTACGGATCTGTAGATAATGGCGCTGCCCCACTTGGGCCTCTACCAGCTGCAAAGGCATCAGCTTGGGCTTGGTATCTAGCGGACATACCTGCTAAGGCCATAGATTCTTGTAGTGATAAACCTAGCGCTCTAAATTGTCCGATTAAACCACTTATCATTTTATCGTATTTATCAGCGCTAGCCTCTAACGCTTCTCCTAATTTCTTTGCTGCATCTGCCGCTTTCATTTCTTCTAATATCTTTTTGGCTAATGCTTCGTTATTATCTAGGATGGCTAACTGTCCTCTGATGCGTAATTTAGTTTCTTCATCTGTGGCTTCATTAAGCGCTTTTTGGAATCCAATACGCTCTACATCAAACTTAGCAGATAATTCATCTATAGCACTTTTAGCCTTCAATGTGGCTACTTCTTGCTTTTTTAATTTTAATAAATCCTGAGATGCTTTAATTTCTTGTCTTCTTTGTGCAGCTAGTACACGGCCTGCTGTTCTTTCTTGTCCACCACGATCTACTGGATTTTGGCCAGCTGATCTTAAAGCTTCCGCAGCACGTAAGGCTGGACCTATATATGGTAGGTTTCTTAAAATTGAACCATCTACGCCAGGTATATTACCTATTTCCTTTAGTTTGCCAATTACTCTACCTAGACCCACGATTACTTCGCTTGTAGCTATAGCAAAGTTTTCCATATTGTTGCTTAGGCCTTCGATACTCTTATCATCACCTAATTCTGTTAATGCATCTAACAAACCTTTGCCGATAATTTCTTCCGCATTGGCTACAGATGCAGCAAATAAACTCATCTTGCCAGCATAAGTATCTAATCTAGCCAGCGCTTGGCCTGAAAACTTTTTATTAAGTTCGGCCATAATATCGTCCATGTTGCCAGCCTTTAATAAAGTTTTATCTAGGCCAGCACCTAACCTGCTTAATCCTGTGGTATTGCCAGCGTAGGCTCTAGATAGCGCCGTTGTTACCTGACTTAAAGATTTGCCTGTGGCGGCTGATACATCCATAGCCGTATTTAATGCATTTTGACTAGTGGTGATAGATCCTGTAACAGTTAGTAATTGCTGAAAGGCTGGGCGTAATTCATCATCTAATACGCCTGTAGTTTTTTGTAGATTGGCAATATAAAGTTCTACAGCTGGTGAACTAAATGCAAAGCCTGTATTTTTTAATTGAATCTCTAAAGATTTGGCGGCTGCCTCATCGGCTGCAAATGCTTTTACTGCTTCTTTACCAAACCTAATTATTGCTCTAGTTGAAAATGCTGCGGCCAGTGTGCCGCCTAATTTTTTAACTTGCTTATCAAATACGCTTACATCTTGCTTAGCCTTTTTAAGCGCCTTACCATTCCAGGTCGCCGAGGCTGCTACAAATATATTGGCCACTATGCAACCTTCTTAATTTCAGTTTTGCGTGTAAATTCCACAGCTGTTTTATCTACGGCTTTTAATATAGCCTCATAGACCTTATTGTTATCTTGTGCCCAAGCCTTGTAGATTAAGCGGCCTTGCATCTTTCGACCTGTTGCCCCACGTGCGCCAGGTACTCGTTTAGGCTTTGTTACTGGCTCTAGGGCCCCTATAAATTGCTGGCTAGCAAATGGATTATTTGAATCATAAAAATCTAATGCTTGGCTTTTGGCAGACTTTCTAACATAAGTACCACTACCTTCATGCTTAAATGTAAATGGCGCTCTACCTTGTGGGTTTAATCTGCCTGCGGTTTCATAAATAGAACCAGCCCTACTTACGTTATAAACGTATTGGCTTACTTGCCAACCATTTTTAGTAGCTACATTTTTACCTGGGTTATATCCAATACCAGATTTAACTACGCTGCCATCATATTTTGGAAATGGTCGTTCAATAGTAGAAGATAATGGTTTAGACCACCCAGATAATACTTGACTATTAGATGGTACAAAACCTTTAGCCTTTTCAGCTACTGCTCGCATTAATGGATCAATAGCCTTACTAATTTTTAACCTTAAATCTTCATCAATAAAACTGAGCCCATTAAGAACGTCTTTAACGCCTACGACTTCTGCTGGCATTCTTAACCCTTTCGGCTCTATCGGTTATCACTTGAATAATAGCCCGATACATTTCCGAGTCCATGTTAATAAACTCGCTAGGCGGTATTCCAGTTTCTACGGCTAATGCTGCTATGCCATAAACTATAGAATCCCGCTTTACTATTTTTTTTCTTCGTCTAATACCTCGACAGTTTCTAAGCTGTCTATAAATTCAACCCCAAATACAGGTACTTGTGCGCCAGACTTGCGCAAGCACTCCCAAGCTAACCAAAAAATATGGGTTTGCTGTTCATGCTCACGCAAAATCTTGCTAATACCTGAGCCCCATTTCAACTCAAAGCTATATTCAATTCCTGGTGTTATCTTGTGTTCTGTGACTTCACCATTAGCCCTAGTAATTTTAAGCTTTGCCATTGTTACTCCTTAATTAGAACGCCACTGATGGCGATACTGTGATTACGGAGTTTACAGTAAATGTAATGCTAGATGTAGCAATTTCGGCTACTCCAGCTGATCCGATCGGAGTTAGGTTATTTACTAGGATTGAGAACTGGTAGGTAGGGTTAGCAGCTGAAACTGTAGTTCCCTTAACTGTAATTACTGATACAGCTAGAGTCTTGCCAAATGCCTCATTTAGAGTCTGGCTTACCTCAGATGTTGCCCAGTCGTTCATAAAGTCGATGGTAAATGTGCCACTTTGCAAACCATC